GGCAGCTAAGCGCGCGGGAATTGAACACGGTTTAATTTTTTTTCGAGGTGGAATAATGGAACAAGACAACTCTTCGGCAGTAAATGAAGCACCAGCGATGCCCCGATATGTGCCTCCCTTTATGGTGAGTGATTCCTTCGGGGCGGCTTTTTTGGATGAGGCTTTTTGCATCCGTTACTTTCTTGATATGTCACATGGGCGCCTTGCTCATTGCCCGGAGTGTAAAGAGGAACTCACCGACGACCGGCAAGAGCGCCGCTATTATGCGATGAAGAAATTTACATGCAAAAGTTGTGGACAGACTGTCACAGCCAAAAAAGGGACGGTCCTTGAAAACTGTTCCCTCACACCTTCGCAATATATCCTACTTGCCCTATTTTTGGAGGCAGATTTTAAAACAACGGATATCGCCCGCATGATCGGGATGAGCGCTGAAAATGTTCGTATCTGGAAAGGAAAATTGAATGTCTGAAAATACGCCACAAACCGACGAAGAGAAAATCAAAGCTCAGATAGAGGCACGGGTCGGAGACACCGAAACGTCAGGCGACGAGGTGAAGGACGGTTCCCTGCCGGAGGTATTCATCGACGAATGCTTCCGCAATAACGTCATGGGTGATGCCACCCTTTTCGCCTCTGTTTGCAAGGGCCGATTCCTCTTTAATAGCAACTCAGGGAACTGGTATGGCTGGAAGGAACACTACTGGGAGGAGGACACCAGCACCAAGATACTGGCCGCCATCGGCATCGACGTGGCCGACCGCTACAACGACCGGGCAGGTGCATTGGGCGAGTATATCAAGCAACTCGAAGCTGACAAAATAGACCCTAAGATCATTGAGATACAAGAAAAGAGACAGGAGAAGATCAACAGTCGAGCCTTTGCCCTCCGTGGAGATCGTGCCCGCAAGGTGCTGGGATGGGTGCCAGCCATAGCCCCGAAGATGGTCGTCGAGGCTGATGAGTTTGACATGCAGCATCATCTCCTTGCTTGCAAAAATGGTGTCATCAACCTTGAAACGGGCGAGTGCCAGGACGGAGACCCGACAGACAAGCTGACCCTCTCCATCCCGCACGAATGGCCCGGCCTCGATGCAGAGCCGGAGGTCTTTATCAAGAATCTTCGCTGCTCACTTGAAGCCCCTTATGACTATGCCGGGAATAAGGAAGAGTTCCTGAATGCCCGCTACGAATACATGCACCGTTTCATAGGTATGGCGGTTCACGGCGCACAAAACGAGCGCGCCTTTATGGTTCTTTTCGGAAAGCACGGCTGGAACGGCAAGGGTACGCTCATGGAGACTCTGCTGTATGTGCTGGGAAATTATGCCTCACCGACGGAGCCGGAGGTGCTGCTCGACTCACGCGGCATCAAGGAGGCCGGAAAGCCATCACCTCACATCCTTGCCATGAAGGCCCGCCGCATTATAGTGGCCTCGGAGACGGATGATGGAAACCGTTTCAGCGCATCGGCGGTCAAGCGTTACAGTGGCGGCGATACCCTCTCAGGGAGAAACCCGCACGATATCCGGCCTACTGAATTCAAGCCGACGCATACCCTTTTCCTTATGACAAACAACCTGCCATATACAGACGCCAACGACAGGGCTTTCTGGAACCGCCTTAACCTGATGAACTTCCACTGGTCTTATGTAGACGTCCCGAAGCATCCCTTTGAAAAGCCAAGAACTGCGCGCCTTGAGACGGAGTTAAGAGAAGAGGCCTCGGAGATTTTGGCGTGGACCGTACAGGGATATCATAAATACCTGGCAGAGGGTGGACTCAACCCGCCGGAGGATATGATCAAAGAGCGGGAGACCTACCGTTTCAGGGACGACACCATCGGGCAGTTTGCGGCTGCCTGCTGCTCCGATGAGCCTGACCCGACTGCTTCCCCTGCGACCTTCAGGCAGATAAAGGAGGTCTTTGACAAGTGGTATCTGGAGAATATCAGCAAGAAGCCGCTGTCGGCCAAGATGTTGGGGACGCTTCTCGGTAAGCAGTATAAGAAGGTCTATACGAAGGACAAGCTCCCTGCCTATGAAGGGATAGAGCTTAAACAAACGTGTCCTCTACCTGGCATGGATGATGAGGAACGATAAAAGACGATGCCGGACGATAGCTTTCAGATCGTCCGGCCTGTAAATGCTTGATTTTATAACTCTTATAAGGAGTTTCGGGACGATGGAACGATTATTTCACAACTTAAATACTCTAAGAAGTTTCCACGGCACAATTCCGTCTACACTTCGCCGCGCTTTATCGTCCTATTATCCTTTTCAAACAAACAATTCATTTAAAAAAGGTAAAGGTAGTAAAGGTTTAGATAGAGGGAAAGGGGCGGGACGATCTTTTTCAGATCGTCCGGTATCGTCCCGGAACGTCCGAGTATAACAGATTAAGCTAAAGGGCTGGCGCAACCAAGTTGACTAAAAAGAATGCGCTATTGCCAGTCCTTTTTAAGCGCATTGTTATCTTTAAGGTTATTAATGGAGGGATATTGTGGAATTTAAGGTTGATATGAAAGGACTTAACGCATTAAAAAGCAATTGAAACCTGAGCATATTGAGAAGGCTTCTATAACATCCCTCAATAAAACAGCAAAGAAGGCGAGAACGGCTCAATCTGTGAAGATAAGGAAGACTTATAATATAACAGCCAAAAGACTTGATGTAGAACTTATGAAAGTAACCGGCAATAATTTGGGCACCGCTAATAATCCTCGTGCTATTATTCTTGCAAAAAAAATAAGGAAAGGGAATCCTGGTCTTCAGCATTATTCAGCAAGTAAGGTTCGTAAAGGGATTAGCTATAAAATAAGAAAAGATAATAAACGTAAAACCAGGCTACATGCATTTGAACCTAATTCATCAACGACGATTGGAATTTATCTCCGTAAAGGAGATAAACGGATAATGTCTAAAGGGAGTTATAAAGGGAAACTAAGACAACCCATAATACGTCAGACTGGGCCTTCTGTAATACAGATGATGAAGCGCGTAGGAATAAAAGCCATTAAAAGGTCAGCTAAAGATAATTTTCAACGCCTTTTCATTCATGAGTTAAAGCGTAAAATTAGCAGAATAAGATAAAAATAAAGCTCCCTGGCCGGTTGATGCAGTGAAAACGGTCGAGTGCAGCGCTTTGTCAGCTCTGAAATTAATTGAAATAAATATTACTTTTTTCCTTGCTCTATCCAATGATTATTGGTATACTTTAATCATAGGGTAGGGAAACGCAAACAAGGAGAAGAAAATGAAAACAATGCTTGCAAAAAAATACGAAGGTCAAAAAGTGGATGGCTGGTTGATGAGTGAAAAGCTTGATGGAGTTAGAGCGGTTTGGACAGGTATTGAATTGATTAGCCGCAATGGTAATAAATTTGAGGCCCCTGAGTGGTTTACAAGCCAATTACCTCAAGATATTATACTTGATGGAGAATTGTTTATTGATCGCGGGTTGTTTCAAAAAACTGTTGGGACTGTTCGTAAAAAAATACCAATAGATGCAGAATGGAATTTAATTAAATATTGTGTCTTTGATGCCCCTGAATTTTCTGGAGATTTTGAAAGCCGACTCACTTATTGTTTTGAAACATTGAATAATTGCAAGATAGCTGAAGTAGTAAGACATGAGATATGTAATGGAACTTTGCATCTTGAAAAGTTTTTCTCTAAGTTGGTAAGTCTAGGGGCAGAAGGTGTAATGCTACGCCGCCCTGGTTCTAGTTATGAGCCTCGTAGGACTAATAGTTTATTGAAATTTAAACCATTTGATTCGAATGAAGCCGAAGTTATCGGGCACCAAGCGGGTGAAGGAAAACACAAAAGACGTTTAGGAGCTTTAATTTGTAAGTGGAACGAAGTAGTTTTTAATCTTGGAACTGGTTTTTCTGATGAATTACGCGAGAGGCCACCCCAAATAGGAGCACAGGTTTCTTTTTTATTTCAAGGCTTGACGGATGGTGGTGTTCCTAGATTTCCAGTGTTTTTAGCGGAAAGAAGCTATGAATAAGGGCGGCAAGCGAACAGGGGCGGGGCGTAAGTCCCTCCCCGAAAATTTAAAAAGACAACCCTGTCCAATAAAATTGCCACAGTGGATAATAGATGACATAGATAATCGCCCAGGATCTAGGGCTGCGATACTTGAAGAAGCTTATATAAAAGTTCATAAGCTGAAAGAGCCTAAAAAGTGCTAATAATCTAATAGTAAATCTCCTGTTATCACTCAAAAGGAATAGATGAACATCCTGCAAATCGCACAGAATCAAGGGCTGAACCCGAAAAGAGTCGCATCCACAGGTGGCGGAGAGTATGCATCTCCCTGCCCGAACTGCGGAGGGAAAGACCGTTTCCGCATCCAGCCGGAGAACAAGGGCGGGCGCTATTTCTGCCGCCAGTGCGACAAGCATGGTGATGCCATCCAGTTCTTGATCGATTTTCAGGGGATGACCTTCCCGGAAGCTGCCGCCTATGTAGGGAAGGAACTGGAAGACAGGACCTCCAGTCATCGTTACACCTTGCCGGAGGAGAACACGGAAAAGATGGAGGCGGGAGAGAAGTTACCGCCTGAAGAGGTTTGGAGACGGCAGGCGGCGGGGGAAGTGGCGAAGGCGCACGCGATATTGCTTGAAAATCAAGAGCGTCTGGACTGGCTGGCAGGTAGGGGCCTCGATCTTGAAGCGGTGAAGCGTTTCAAGCTGGGATGGATAGAGGAGCCGAAGTTTCAGGCTTTGAAAAAGTGGGGGCTGCCGGTGGAATACAACGAGGCCCTTAAAGAGAGGAAGGTCTGGCTGCCGAAGGGATATATTATCCCTCAATGGAACCTTGAGGGCCAACTCACCATGCTACAGGTGAGGATGGAGGAGCTGCTATCAAATAGCAAAATGCGCTACTACCCGATAAAGGGGTCCACCGTTACGCCGATGATCATCCCACCTCTCTCGTCACTCGCACCGGAACGGACGGCATGGGTAATTGTAGAGTCCCGCCTCGATGCACTCCTTGTCGCCCGTCATGCCGGTGACCTTGTCGGTGCTATGGCCCAGGGCAACAACTCGGCCAACCCGTGCCCGGAGGCGATGCCTCTTCTTATCGCATCTCCCCGCATCCTCAACGCCCTCGACTTCGATGATGCGGGGGAGGAGTCTTTCAAGAAGTGGGCGCGCAGGTTCAAGACGGCAAGGCGCTGGCCGGTGCCGGAAGCGAAAGACCCCGGCGAATATGTGAAGGAAAACAAAGGCGACATCCGGGCGTGGATACTTGCGGGCCTGCCTCCCGGTCTCAGGATAAGCCGGAAGGCGCAGCCGCAGGAATCTGCTTCAGTGAAGCAGAAAAAGGCCGAGGCCCCGAAGGAGGAACAGCCGCTCTATGTTTCAATTGATACCAAGTGCGGGCGGGAGATTTATATCACCGGAGACAGGGAGACATACCGGAAGATGGAGGACGAGGGGAAGATCGTTTTCAGTAATAAAGAGGTGGAGCGTTCCACCGCCTTTCAAAAGGACGGCGGCGACACTTCGCTATTGATAGATATCAAGGAGATTTTCGGCGGCGGAAGGATAAACGGGAGGGTAGAACTATGAGAACATTCTTTGCAAGCCTGATGGTTATCTGCTCTATGGTCTTAATGCAGATCCACTCTATTGAGTTTTGGATGGAGAAGGCAGGGGCGTCGGGCTGGGCCTGGTCGATAGGTCTTGAAGTGGCGATGCTCTGGTTTTGGTATGAGAATAAACGCCGCCTTCAGCTCTTTAAATATCTGGCCGCTTTTCTTCTCATTGCCGGGCCGTGGTATCAGATAACCGCATCCACTTTTGAAAATCTTAACAGCGTGACAGTTATGCAGGCCGAGATTTCAGCGGCACAGGAGACCGTGACGCAACTTTCCACCTCTCTGGACCGTTACGAATTAAGAAGCGATAAACGCACCGGCTGGACTGGTCGCATTGATCGCACTATGGCGGAGCTGAAAGAGGCAAGGGCGCAGCTCTCCACCTTGCGAGCTAAAGGGGCAAAGGCGGAAGCACCATGGCGCAGTCGCACCGTGGCGGGGATGCAGGCCGCCGCCTTGCTGATAGTCTTAACGGCACAACTTGCCGCCGTTACGAGTTTGCGCTGTCGTAACGTTTCAACCGTAACCAAAACCGTAACAAAGGAACGTAACGGAAAGCGTAACGGTAACATTCACACCGTAACGCCGGAACAATTACCGGAACGTTACGAGGAAACGGTCGCAACGGTCGCCGCAGAGATTACTCGCCGGGTGGAAGAGTTCGGCAGCCAGGCGAAGTTTTGCAAAGGTCTCAAATTACGTCCGGCGGATGTGTCTATGGTTTTAAATCACAAAGAAAAGAAAGAGGCCGCAACGGTTACGATCAGCGGCAAGGCGTTACAGAAGATGGTCGGGGTGCTGGGGGTGGAGATATGAAAAATTTATTTATACCACTAAAAAAGGAATATTTCCTTAAATTCAAAAATGGTGAACAGGATTGTGAGATCAGGCCCGATCAGTATAGATTTTGGAATAGAAAAAATGTATGTCCTGGCAGAAAGATGACCCTCTCAAAAGGCTATGGCAAATATGACAGGATTGAAAAGGTAATTGAATTTACCCGCGTGACCAACAACTTAAAAGCGTCTGGTATTCCTGAATGGCATATTGAGGCGGTGGAAGAGATTTACGGCAAAAGGGATAAGTGGTTGATTGCTTATGTGTAACGATGCCGATAACCGGCTAGCTGGATAGTTAATTGGTGAGACCATTTTGTTGAAGCCAACAAGAAGGTTAACATTGAACTCAACCGCAAGGCGCAGCCGCAGTCGCTTGCAGTGTTGGGTTATAATTTTTGATTGTTAAGGAGGATTTATGAAATATGAAATAGTTGAAGTCAACACCTGCATCGAAGATC